CGCCACCACAAAGCTGTCCATCAATCTTATGACCTCTGAGCTCAAATCTTTTTCTACTGACCTAAGTTCCACAGGATCGCAATGTCCAATTATCCTTCCTACAAGTCTGCTTGGTAAAGATAATGCAAACTTCTTGAATGCAACAAAAAATCGGCTATAGTCCATCTTTACTTCTTCAATATCGATGTACTTACCCGATGCTATCTCAGTCTTTAGTCTATGCATTTCTCCCTGTGACTCCTTCAAGGCAATCTCTGCTTGAAGTTTTTGCTCTTTGAGTTCCATTTCTTTTTCAGATCTGCTTTTGCCATACGCCTTATCTGAAAGATACTTTATATATCTCTGTATAGTTGGACCCAACTCATATCTATTGCCTTCTACTGTTTTCGTTGTAGCAATAATTCCTTCCTGTGTCAGCTGCTGAACCCTGCGAACTGATACTCCAAAAAGTGACGAGATGACTTCCACACGATAAAAACTCCCTTGCTGTTCTTCTGCCATTATCCATCACCTCCTGAAATCCTTATTGCACTCTGACCGGTATACTCTTCCCATCTTTTCACTATGACATCACAGAACTTCTCATCAAGTTCCATGAGGAATGCGGTCCTTCCAAGCTGTTCTGCCGCCATCAGAGTACTTCCACTACCTCCAAATAAGTCAAGTACATTCCATCCTGACTTGCTGGAGTTACTCATAAGCCTTCCAATCAGCGTTACCGGCTTCATTGTAGGATGTATGTCGTTTCTTGTAGGCTTATTCTCATAAATGACTGATGTTTGGTCTTTATACTTTCTATGCATATCTTCAATATATGCTATAAGGTCAGCCTTTTTCATGGCTTCAAAGTCCACATCATCTTCCAAAATAACAGTATCCTGTGTCCTGTCATTAATAAAATAATGTGCCGCTCCCTCTTTCCATCCGTAAAGACATGGCTCATGTCTCCACTGATAGTCCTGCCTGCCGAGTACAAATGCATTCTTCTCCCATATTAGGCATTGTGCAAGTTTCAAGCCTGCATCAAGGAATGCCTGTCTAAATATATGCCCGGTACTTTCGGCATGGAACACATATATAGCTGCTCCCTCACGCATAAATTCATAAGCACTTTGATATATCTGAAGCATAAAAGAATAAAAACTCTCATTATCCATGTTGTCGTTTTTTATTCTGCTGTTATTCCTATGACCTTTCTGAAGATATGTATCAAGCATATCTGCCTTATCCCCATAGTTAACATTGTACGGAGGGTCTGTAATAATCAAATCCGCCATCTCTCCTTTCATAAGAGTAGCCACATCTTCCTGAGAGGTAGAGTCTCCACACATAAGTCTGTGCCTGCCAAGCTTCCATACATCACCAAGCTTAGTCTTCGGCTCTACAATATCTTCAAGCACTGCTTCCCCGTCAAAGTCATCATCCATTGCCTCAGGCTCCACTGCAAGGTTATCTACCAGCTCCGCCAAGTCCTCCTGTTCAAATCCGGTTAATGAAATATCATAATCTCCAAGGTCTAAATCAAGCAGCAAGTCTTTCAACTTCAACTCATCCCACTCACCGGTTATTTTATTAAGGGCAATATTGAGAGCCTTTTCTCTTTGTTTGTCTAGGCTGACAACTACTACATCGACCTCTTCATATCCTAAATCTTTTAGGACTGTACATCTCTGGTGACCTCCGATAATTGTGCCATCTTCATTGATTATAATCGGATCTACATATCCGAATTCTTCAATACTTCTTTTGATTTTCTGATATTCACTGTCTTCCGGTGTCAGGGCTTTTCTAGGATTATAGTCTGCCGCCACCAGCTCATTTAGTTTTCTTTTTTCTGTTTTCAGTGTTTGCTCCATTCTATTCTCCTATTGTTTGTTACATATTTCCTTTGTAAAATAATTAAATAAGCACTGCTATGCTTATTTAATCAAATAGAAAGGAAGGGGATTATGACATTAGTTAGATATCACATTGAATACTCATCTCTCTCAAATGATGAGAAACAATCTCTCATTGAGAAATTAGAATCAATTTCTTACACCGGTTTTTCTGTTTGCCCAGATTTTTGTTCCGGTGAGTTTTATCTTACTTCTGAAGAAGAACTAAAATCTATTGATTTTCCAGAAGGTTGCCATCTGAAACGTATTTAGCTTCTTCTAAATAGTCAATATTGACATTTATCGCTTCGGTATCATATTCAATTAAGATACTGAAGCGGTCCTTACTTTTCATTGTTTCAGATATTATTTTAAACAAATCCATCATAAAAACAGCCGTTTTCTCAAACCCCTCTTTTTTTACAAATTGATGAGTAAGTAGTTTGTTGCTTTTTCCTCCTACCTGAATGCACTTACCTAAATAAAGCTTTTTTCTCTCCTCTTTTGTTATCATCTATGGCTCTCCTTGTACATTTCTCCTCTCCCTCCGTAACGAAATGCAAAATTTATTTTTGATTTTTTAGGGAAAAGGACCGCGCTGTTTTCCGCCCCGCATGCGGCCTCCCCCTCTGGTAGTACCTATTATTTTTTTGATGCTATAAATTATTTCACACAAAAAAGGACATTGTACTGGCCACTATCAGCCTGTACCTTGTCCTCTTCCATCGTACTCCATGTTACCATAATAACACATATAAAAGTCTATTTGTGTCTACTCTTTAATCATTCAATCTTCTCTACTGTTCCTGTCTCTTTGTCTATGTTGTACTCTGCATACTTCTCTCCAGTAAACAATTCTTTTGCATCACTCTCTTCACCATCCCTATGCTCATAAATTCTTACATTGATTTTATTACCTACGCTTGTTATGCATGCTGTAGTATTGAGAGTGTAGTTTACTATCGCATGTACTTCATTGTCATCTTTAAAATAAGTATTATAATAGTCAAGTGCATATTCCTCTGCAGACTTATTACCTTTGACCTTTGCCAACCTCATATTTCCTGTTGAATCTTTTGGCACTTTTTCTAAAAAGATAATATCAACATTATCAATTGTTCTAGATGGCTCTGATGTTTCAGTTTCTTTTTCCTGATCTACACTTGAGATGTCTAATGATTGCATTGTCTCTTTCTTCTCATCCACAACTTTTTTACCTGCAGGTTTTGTCATGATTATACCAATGACACACACAATAATAATAGCAATTAAAATTATAGCCACTATACCTCTTCTTTTTTGATTCATATATATCCTCCATATATTGTATTTGTAACTTCAACAATACCATCCTGTGTTCTCTAAAGTCAATATACTTTATTTAGCCAATCCAATATATTTTTGAAGTGCTTCCTGTACATCACTACAACTAAGTAATATATCAATTCCTGCATTATAATACTTATGGCACGAAGCTTTTGAATAGCTTATTCTTGCTGGGATTTGCTCCCAATGTAAACAGTCTATGTGTCTGTATTCAAGTATACTTCTCTCCACAGAATCAATTGGTAAGAAATCCATAAACTCCATAACAGCCAGCATTGCTTTTTGAACTTGTGCTTGCTGTTTAACGATTCTCTCCTCAATCTCCATTGCTCTCATAACAGCATTTTCAGTTGAGGATATTTGACTTCCACTCTGTCCTCCCGGCACAGGAGAATATTTCACTCCTTGCGTGCCGGCCATTTCTTCTCTAAAGTTTTTAAGTCTAATTTCCAATTGTTTTCGCTTTATCTTCGCTCTGTAGTATTGACCAAGGTACTTTTTCAAAGTCACTTTCAACTCTTTATTATCAGTTTGCATTATCCTCTCCCTTTGCACCAAATTGATGCTTAAGCATACATTCTGTACACATACCCGTATATCCTAAACTCTTTAGTACCCTTGCCTGTGGCATTTCAAAACACTTGCAATTGCATACCGGACATTGAAGCAAATTCCACCCTTTTCTGTCCATTGCCTGTAATCCTATGTTCTTAAGCAATGGCATTGCATATATTTTATTCTTGCTTTCTGAGGCTTTATTCATCATCACACTCTCTTTCTAAGTTCATCTTTTAGAATTTCTGCAACTTCCTTTACCGAAGTCACAACATATGCCCTGCCGCCGGATTCATTTATCCGGTCAATTGTTTCTTTCTGAATCTTACTAAGCTTCCCAATAAATGGACGCTTAACCTCAAAACCATAATACTGCCCCCTTATTATACAAGTTATGTCAGGAATCCCGCTTACTGAATACGGACCGGCTGCTTCTTTCCACACGGCAGCCCCAGGAATATTTTTATTAATCCAGTCCATTATTTGCTTTTGGAAATATGATTCTTTTGGCATGTGCTCTCTGATGTAAACTTCGGCTTCATATATGGTCTTTATTTTGTACCTTTGCATTATATAATCCTTAAGCTCATCATACGAGTTGAACTTTGTATAATCTAATTTGCCACGAGTATGGTACGCTCTGTGTATTGCAATATCAGCAGTTGGATCTTTGTATCCTTCTTTATTTCCCATGTTCTCTCCTCATATTAGTATCATAGTCTTGAAATATTTTACAGTCATAACAACTTTTAGACTTTTCAATACATTCTTTTTTTAATAACACACATGTCCAAGGCAAATACTGGCTATCATCTTCCTTGACTTCTTCTCTAAGCGTTGCCAATGCTTCCATCATACCCATTACCCTACCTCCTCTAAATACTTACTATAAATTTCATTAATTCCGGCTTTAACATCTTCAGTCAGTTCAACCACTTTATCTACATCATATTCCTTAAAGATTAAATCACTACACTGCTTAATAATCCCTTCATCCTTTTTCTTTTCGACAAACCTGCTTATATCTTCAAGACATTTATATCCCCTTTCATCTTTGACAATCAGCAAGTTTTCTATCAGTATCTCATCTATCAGACCATCAGCTATTTGCTTTATTTCATTTTTCAACTCCATGTAAGACTTTTTATACTTCGTCATTAGATCCTCTTTAGGGACATTTAAATCATTCCTCTTGAGTTTCTCCACAAGCCTTTTAAGTTCATCACTCTGATTTTTAAAATCCATTTTACTACTCACTTATTTCCTACTACTCACTTACGAAAAACCTTAGGTGAGTAGTAAAAATGGCTTAACTACGCCGTTTGTAGGCTTACTACTCACCTACTCACCTATTTTTTGATATATACCTTGTTTTTTTAGCAAATTTGGTGACAGGGTGTCACCACTTTCCACTGAAAAATATATTGCTATATAAATGAGTATATAGGTGTTATAGGTGAGTATATAGGTTATAAAGCCTTATTTTAAGCCATTCTTACTACTCACCTGACTACTCACTTTACTACTCACCTATTTTTATTTTAAAATAGGTGAGTAGTAACTTCCGTTATATTCAACATATTTTAATGCTAATATTTTGATATTTTTTTGACTAGGTAGAGCTTTTATAAAGGCTGAACCATATCTTTTCTTTATAATTCTACTATCTAAAATAAAGACATTTCCTCTATCTGTTTTTTTTCTAATTAATCTTCCAACCCCTTGTTTAAATTTAATTATTGCTTCTGGTAATTGAAAATCTGAAAAAGAATTTCCTCCATCTTCTTCAATTTTTTTACTTATAGCAGATACTATGGGATCTGTTGGAACGAGGAAAGGTAACTTAGTTATGATAACATTACTTAAATTTTCTCCCTGTACATCTACCCCTTCCCAAAAAGAAGTTGTTCCAAATAACACTGGATTTTTTGCTTCCTTAAACTCTTTTATCAACTGACTTCTTGGTTTTTCACCATGTAAAAATATTTCAAAATTACTATTCTTTAATTTGTTTACAACAGAATAATAAATTTGATTCAGCATAGTATAAGATGTGAATAATATAAAAGCTTTCCCCTTTGTTTTCTTTAAGATATCTAAGATAAACTTACTTGCATCTGTAACAAAAGCATTTAAATTTTCTGAATCTTGTATATCAGTTGGAATATAGACAGACATCTGATGTTCATAATCAAATGGTGATTCTATAAAACATTCTATACATTCCTCTTCATCTAAACCTAAAGACTTTTTAAAATATTCAAAATTTCCATTTGCCATTATAGTGGCTGAGGCAAATACTAATCTATTTAAGTTTTCAAAAAGAACTGAGCTCAACTTTTGTGCAATATTTAAAGGTGTTGCTGTAAGCACCACATTAGTTCTCTTAGAGTTTATATCAAGCCAGTAAACATAATCAGCATCTGAAAAATTATTTATAAAT